CCCCTCCCTTCGTCCACCGCACCCTAACTAGGTGCACAACCGTTTTGCAACGGCTTGCTTTCGCGCAATAGTGCATCATTGGGGGTTAGTCACCCCCTTTGGAGCTACCGCGGTAAGCATGTGGATGAAGACATTACGGGCAGGGCGTAGAAATATGCCCTTGTTGCAGTGTAGCCTAGAAACAGGCGGATGCTGCAGCACTTCAACGAAATAAAAACGTTGGAAGCCTGTAATGTGATTTTTGGGGTCCCTTTTAGGTACGGATTCCTCCGTGCCTTTACTCGTACAGCCATGATAATGGGAGACTAGGATATGGCTAAATCGCCTAAGTTTTATCCGAATCTACCGCGCGTTAAATCCCAGAAGAAAGGGAAACGCGTTCGCGCTATTTCTACGAACACGCCCGTGAGGGTCCCGCGTTTGATACAGGCAGATCGACTGCATAAGCCTACCAAGGTTTATACTGAGAAATACCTTAACATCAACACGTCGGATCTTATCGGAAACGATACGAGGAGTGGTGTGAAGAACCCTGGCTGGCAGGTAACAATTGCCAAAGGCGGGGATGCTACCTCAGGTTATTCGAGGGAGCATTATTCCTATCGACCCACGAAGTATACTGTTACGGCCGAAGACTCGAGTTGGTTGAGTCGCGGTTCGGGCAGCCTTTATGGGGGTCTACTTGTTCAACAGAATGACACGACTGCTCTTGACGAGACAGCTCTTGCCAGACTGAAGAACAGGCTTAACGGCAAAATCGGTAACGCAAAGCTTGCGCCGCCCCTTGCTGAGAGCCGTGAAATCGGTCGCCTTGTGCGACAGATCAACAGCCTCGGTTTGGACACGGTGAAAGCGATGTTAGCCGCTAAGAAGTCGAAGGGCAAAAGTGTCACGAAACTGCTCGGACAGATATGGCTCGGTTTTGGGTTTGGGGTTAATCCTCTTCTCAAAGATATCGAGTCTGCTGCAAATTCGATCCTGGATTTCACAACCAGGACGGACGGCCGCGTAGTTACACGTGGTACAGCGACAACAGAATACTGGTCAGGTACGGTGCCACCTGGCACTTCGTCTGACTTTATTGCACAAGGTTGTGCCATTGGATTCCTCCGACAGGCGCACCATAAGCAAGGTATTCTGTATGTGGCTGGTATCGATCTAACAGTCGGTGCTGGCTCCAACTACGGTGTGACTGACCATCTTGGGTTGAAGTTTGGCGCGCTCCCTAGCATCTTATGGGAGCTAACCTATCTCTCCTGGGTGGTTGATTACTTTACTACCGTAGGCCCATGGCTCGATGACGTTTTCTATACAATACCTGGAAAGGTAGTGTACTTGTCAAGAAGCCGCAAGTACCAAAGCGAGACAACGTGTACGCCTAAGACATACCCAACTGCCGGTTACAAGGTAGGTTTCACGGGAAGTCCTGCATTCGGGCGTTATACTAATTTCGCACGCACGCATTTTGCCCCTGTTCTCCCTACGCGATCTCTCCGCATTAAATCCGTGGATGAGATTGCCAAGAACGGATTGACCAAGTTTTTAAATTTGGCGTCTGTTCTTGCTTCCCGCAGAGGTCCGAAACTTTCATAGGCGTGACTCGCTTGTGTTGAGCTAGGATTTATGCTAACCGCACTAAGGAGCCATACATGGCTTTCGCACCTGCTTCACCTGCTACAGGCGCAGTGGTCACCGGGTTAACAACCCCGACCTACACGCTCTTGGCGGATACCGCACCGAACATCAATGGTAAACAATACGCCATTAGTGCTCTCGGTGGTACTCAGACGAACGTCGACGTGAATAGCGTTAGTAAGCCGTTCACAACGTCGTTTTTCCGGCCTCCGATCCTTCGAACGTTGCCGCAGGCAAATCCTGTAACGGGAGTTATCAAGAACGTCCCTCTGAACGTGTACAAGTTTATCACACGCAAGGGGGCCGCTCCAGCCGTCAATCAGTCGATCATGGTTCCAAAAATTACCACGATCATTGAGGTGCCTGCTGGTGTTGACACTTACGAACCGGAAGAAATCCGTGCTATGATCTCATGCCATTTTGGTATTGGCTGGGAGCAAGCTTCGGGTATGTCGGTCACCGTGTTGACAGGTGTTCTGTGAGATGGGCAAAGTTGTTCCCTGCAGTTATCGCTGTTGCGTGTGTGCTGGTAATAATTGCCCACACGCCCGCGGTACTCACGGACCCGCTTGCAACTGCAATCGCCCAAATCCGGCAGAATGCCGCGAAGGTCGATCCCTCCGTTGTCTACTCCAAGGGTACAGAGAATCCGTATCCGGAGGAAACGTCGGAACAGAAGAGCAAGTAGATCTGCTCTGAGACCTTTTCTTGGTTAAACCGTTATAATCATCGGGAGTTATCCTGTGAGTAAAAGTAACGTTCAAGGCCGCAATGAAGAACGCCTTACGGTTTTCTTCAACACGGTGTTAGAAGAGCTTCTTGACGGTGGGCCCTTAAGTTTCGGGGCACATCGTCAGGTGCAACGTGCTCGTAAAAGAGCACGCTTCCTTAGAGAAGATCTTCAGGGTAAAGCGATCAGCGATTTCTTGCTGATTAATGAGAGGGTCGGTATCTCCCAAAAGGAGACGCCCCCTTCCCTTGCCCTCGATCCTCGGATTATCGCAAACGCTCGTTATTTTATTACTAATGCTTTAGAGCGTTATACAAGTTCCTGGGATGAGCTGGCCATACAACAGCCGCTCGAGATGTCGTTCTTGTGGTCGAATTGGCGGTTCGGTCCTGGCGCTAGTAATGGCGTTCAGGGCACGCATGCAGCCGATAAGATCTGGCAGGACATGACTTGCACCGCTCTGTGTGAGCCTTTGGTACATAAACTGCGTAGTATGAACCCTTACTTCGTTGCCAGAGATGGCCGTGAAGGGGTTAAGGGCACTAAGCAGGTCGAAGGTTCTCGACTAACAACAGTACCC